GTATGAATGAAATGAGCGGAACAGGTTATACTGCTGGCGGAAAAGCTTTAACAAGTGTTACACCAGCTTTAGACTCTTCAACAGCTTGTTGTGACTTTGATGATATATCATGGACGTCTTCAACTTTTACAGCTAATGCATGTTTAATCTATAATGATTCAGCTTCTGGTGATCCAGCAGCTTGTGCGGTAGCATTCGGAGGAGACAAAACTGTTTCTTCTGGAACTTTCACAATTCAATTTCCAGCAGCAGCAGCTACTACAGCTATAATTCGTATAGCCTAAGGAGTAAATCCTTATGGCCGACTTAACCGTCATACCAGCAGGCCAACAGGCCATTGCTAATCCAACTACATGGGGAACCTCTTCTCAATATGGCCAAGGTTATTGGAATACAGGTGGAGATATTTTAGATGTAGTTGCATTTAATGAAGTAGGATGGGGCTCTGATGGATGGGGTGTAGAAGACTGGGGTGAATCTGGTTTATCTTTAACGCTTTCTGGACTTTCTGTTACTGCGTCAGTAGGGGAACTTACAGTTGTAAGATATCCTGGTTGGGGTACTTTAGACTGGGGCGAAAATGGTTGGGGTAGTGTTGATGAAGCTACAGAAACATTAACAGGTCTCTCAGCAACAGCTTCTGTCGGAGCAATTACACCTGCAGATGTAGTAGGGTTAACAGGTGTTTCAGCAACAGCTTCATGCCCGACTCAATTAGATATTCCCGAACAAATTTTAGGTTTGGGAACAACTAGTTCCGTAGGATCAATTACACCAACAGAAATGGCTGTTGGACTAACAGGTCAATCTGCAACAGCTTCGGTAGGTGCTATTGCACCAGCTGATGTAATGGGCTTAACAGGGGTTTCTGCAACTGCAGGTGTTGGTGACCTTACTATAACTCAAACAGTACTAGTTAATTTAACAGCACCAGCAACTTTAACATCTTCAGTAGGCGCTGTGATAACTGAAGTTGCCTATACTTTATCTGGACAATCAATGACTTCAGCTGTAGGATCGATTAGTCCTGCAGATGTTATGGGATTGACTGGAATAGAAGCCGTTTCTGCTGTTGGAAATGTCGCTCCATTAGGATATGCAAATGTTGATATTGATGGCAATACAAGTTATAATGATGTTGACGTAACTGGAAATACATCGTATACAGACGTAACACACGCGGCTTAGGAGAACAAAATTATGGCTTCAACATATACACCTCTCGGTGTAGAACTAATGGTAACTGGCGAAAATGCTGGTACATGGGGAACAAAGACAAATACAAATTTACAAATCATAGAGCAAATCTCTGGTGGTTATATAACACAAGCAATAGCTGGATCAGGAACTACAGCTTTTACAGAAAGCGATGGAAGCACGGGTTCTTTAGTTGCTTCAAGAGTAATTATTTTTACAGGTGCTCTTACTGGATCAAGAATTGTAACTTTCCCAGTTGGTGTAGAAAATTTTTATCTTATTAAAAATGGAACAACAGGAACAGAAACATTACAATTAAAAGCAGCTTCAGGTTCAGGTGCAACAGTTACTTGGGCAACTGATGATAAAGGTTGGAAGCTAGTTTATTTTGATGGTGTAGCATCAAACACTGGTGTTTATGATACAGGATTTTCAACTACAACCGGTGATGTAACTCTTACAGGCACACAAACTTTAACAAACAAGACTTTAACTTCACCAAAAATTGGTACTTCAATTCTAGATACTAATGGAAATGAATTAATGCTTTTAACAGCTACAGGTTCAGCAGTTAATGAAATTACTATAGCTAACGCAGGTACAGGGGTTACTGGACCAGTTATTTCAGCAACAGGTGAAACTAATGTTGGTATTAATGTTAATCCTAAAGGAACAGGAGTTTTTAAATCTGGAGGAAATGCAGTTAAACTTGCAGGTACAGAAACTATGTGGATACCCGCAGTAGCTATGTATGCTGCTACAAGTAATGGATGTGGAGACATAGCTCAAACAGAATTAACGGCTCAAAGACCGGAAGTTAAAGCCCTTCCTTTTGATGCTTCCTCAGATGAATACGCACAATTTGCAGTTGCTATGCCTAAATCATGGGATGAAGGAACTGTAACTTTTCAAAGTTATTGGTCAGTTTCTGGAACTAATACAGGCACAGTATGTTTTGCAATGCAAGGAGTAGCTGTATCAAGCGATGATACTTTAGACGAGGCTATGGGGACTGCAGTACCAAATACTGCTTTAGCGGCTTCTGGAACAGCAAACGATTTAATGGTTAATGCAGTAAGTGGAGCTGTCACAATTGGTGGCTCACCGGCAGCTGGCGATGAAGTATTTTTTAATATATTCAGAGACGTTTCTGCTGATGATCAAACAGCGGACGCAAGATTGCTAGGAGTAAAGTTATTCTATACCACTGATGCTGCCAACGACGCATAAGGAGTAAGATAGTGAAAACTTTAGATAACCTTTTAGTAGAAATAGGTAAAGGTCAAAAAAATATAAATTCAAGAAGAGGTAAATCTTTCGGCTACCAAGTTTTAGGATTTGGATCAGGTGGAGCAAAAATCCCCCTAGTTGCTAGATTTCTATTAATTGCAGGTGGTGGCGGTGGAGTAGGAGTATCTTCTCCAGTAAACGGTACTGCCGGTGGAGGAGCAGGTGGAGTTATTTATATGGCTGCCTCTCCAAACGCAAGTGATGCAGTTTTTTTTAAAGGAGCAAATCCAATTGTAATTGGCGGAGGTGGAGCAGGATCAACTGCTTCTCCTGGCACTGCTTGCGTAGTAGGTGGTGATTCCACAATTAATTTAACAGCAGGTCAAGCAGCAGGTGGTGGAAGTGTAGCCTCTATACCTAATTTCCCTAGTTTTAATACACCTTCAGGACCTGGTGGCGCAGCTTATGGTGGATCCGGTTCTGGATCAGGAAGAGGAAACGATGCTGGTGGAGTTGCTATACAGCCTCAAATACCAGGTATATCTGGAACTTCTGGATTCGGCAGTAATGGTGGACCAGGTTCACCAAATCATGGATCTAGAACGTCTGGAGGAGGCGGTGGAGCCGGAGGCGCTGGAGGCGCTCCTAGTCCCCCTGCATCATCACCAGGTGGAAACGGTAAAAATATTCCAGGGGCTTTCCCTAATCCTTTATTTAGTCCAACAACTATTGCTGGCGGAGGAGGTAGCGGTGTATATGCAACTTACTCAGGAGCTGGCGGATCTGGTGGACCAGGAGGCGGAGGAGCAGGTAGTCCTAACACAGGAAGTCCTGCACCAGGTAGAGCAGGCGGTGCCAACACCGGAGGTGGTGGTGGCGGAGGAGGATTTGAGCCAAAAAATCCACCCGCTGATGGTGGTAACGGCGGTTCAGGACTAGGTTTAATTAGAATTGATCCAGGTCCAGCGTCAATGGCTGTTACAGGAACTGGTAATAGTATAGAAACAGCAGGTTCTGTAAAAGTAGCTAAATTTGTAGTATCAGGGACTTTGACATTATAATGGCACACTTTGCATCTATAAATTCAGACAAAATTGTAAGACGAGTTGTTGTTATAGGCAATGATGAAGTTGACGCTAATGGCGGAGATCAATCAGCACAAGCAGCAGAGTATGTTAGAACAGTAGTACCATTTATAAAAGATGAAGTACAATGGGTTCAAACTTCTTATAATAGAAATTTTAGAGTAAATTACGCTATGGCTGGTGGTAAGTATGAGGAAAGCTCAGATATGTTTATTACTCCTCCTTCTTTTCCATCTTGGACCTATGATGATTCTTTAAAAACATATGTTCCTCCAGTTGCAAAACCAACAAATGGAGATGATGGAACTGTTGATTTTAGATTTAAAGATACTAATGTAACTTCAATAGAAGATGGTGGAGGTACTGTTGTTGAGTTTAACGACGGTTATCCCTTACCTATGTTTTGGTCTGAAGAAAGAACTACCTGGGCTTCTCTAGATAGTTTAGATGTTGCTAGATATTGGAATCCATCTAGTCAAACTTGGGAAATTTAAATTTTTATTTGATCTAGATCAATTCTTCTTTATTCTTTACTTTTATATTTATTTAAGTTATAAATATTTTATAAAGTCAAAAGACATATGAATCTAAGACACCAATACTGGTTTTTTCAAAACGCGTTACCTAAGAAAACTTGTGACGAGATAATAAAATATTGTTTAACAAAAAAGAAAAAACGAGGTGTTACGGGCGGCGTAGCATTAGAGAAATTAAAAGGTTCTCAAAAGAAAAAAGCTCTCCTAGATTTAAAAACTAAAAGAGACTCTAATGTTGTGTGGATAGAAGAAAGATGGTTATATGATTTAATACAGCCATATGTTTACATAGCAAATGAAAATTCTGGCTGGAATTTTGAATGGGATAGATCAGAAGCAATTCAATTTACAATATATAAAAAAAATCAATACTATGGTTGGCATTGTGATAGTTGGATTGATCCCTATAAAAATACCCATAAAAATTTTGACGGAAAAATTAGAAAACTTTCAGTAACAGTTACTTTAAATGATCATTCAAAATACACTGGGGGAGAACTGGAGTTTGATTTAAGAAATAAAGATCCTGGTATAGATACAGTTACTGAATGTAAGGAAATACAAGAAAGAGGGTCAATAGTTGTTTTTCCTTCTTTTTTGTGGCATAGAGTAAAACCAATAAAAAAAGGTACAAGATATTCATTAGTCATGTGGAATATCGGTAAACCTTTTAGATAAAGGAGAAAAATGAAAAACATAACTTTTTTAACTGGACTACCAAGAGCAGGCAATACTTTGTTTTCTAGTCTGTTAAATCAAAATAAAAATATTGTAGCAACACCTAATAGTATTGTTCCAGATTTACTTCACGAAAGTTTTAGATGTAAACACAACATTACATATCAAAATTTTAAAGATGAAAAATCTTTAGATATGTATTGCGAAAAAGTAATACCTTCTTACTATGAATCTTTTAAAAGTGATTTTATAATAGATAGAGGACCATGGGGGACTCCTGGTAATTTAATGATGTTATATAAGTATGTTAAACAACCTTTAAAATTTATTATTTTAACAAGGCCACTTATAGATGTTTTAGTTTCTTTTGTAGCCATACAAAAAATTAAAAAGAAAGATTGTGAAAAACATATTAAAAAACTGTTAGATAAAAAACACATATTAGGTTTAAGTATTTGGTCAATTCAAAATTTGGTAAGCGAAGCGCAAGGAGATAAAAATCTTAACTTACATTATGTTGATTATGACACTTTAGTTAAACACCCTGAGCAAGAAATAAAAAAGGTTTGTAAATTTATAGGTGCAAAATATAAAAAAATAAAAACCACTAAACTGTCACAGTTGTCTGTTAATGGTGTTGAATATGATGACACAATCCATAAGGAAGAATATCCTGATCCTTTTCATATTATTAGAACAGACAAAATTAAAAAAGAATTTTTAGATCCTAAAAAATATTTAACAAAAGAAGTTATAAAAAAGGTTAAAGACATAAGAATATAAATGTTTTTACAAACTAAAATTAGTAAACCAATTCTTAAAGATCTTAAGAAGGCATTAAAAAAATTAGATAGAGAAAAAGAAGAGCTAACTGTTGTTAGCTGTACTAAGAATGGTTACCAAAGCAAAAATATTATCTCATTGTTTAAAAAAACTCTTCTTAAAAAAGCTATACAGTACAAAGACTTTTATAAACATGTTTTTCATATCCATTATATAGAATATGGAGAAGGTGGTTATCAAGAATTACATAGTCATCAAACCACAGAGGATTTTTCTTTTATAATCTATTTAAATAATTCGGACGGTAACACTAAATTTTATGAGGTTTTAAAAGGACAACCTCCCGTTATTGTAAAACCAGAAGAGGGCAGAGTAGTAATTTTTAGTTCTCATTTTGGACACGAAGCAACTGTATCTAATAAAAATAAAAAAGTTTTAGTAGGAGCTATGTTTAAAAAATGAATGTATTAGGAATTAGTAGACACCACAATGCTTCTGCATGTTTAATATCTAATGGAAATGTTAAATATTTTATTGAGGAAGAAAGACTAAATAGAATTAAACATGAAGGTATATCATATCTAAGTTTACTTGAGTCAAAACGATATGTGTCTAGTATAGATAAAATGGGAATCTCTGGTTTCTTTCCTTGCACTGAGGTAGAGATAAATGAAAAACATCCTTTTTATGTTTTAGTAGGAAATAGAATATTTAATAAAAAATTTGAGTATTTTGATTATGGTTATGATCATCACTTAACACATGCAGGAGGGGCTTTTTATAATTCTGGTTTTAAAAAAGCTATCTCAATAGTTTTAGATGGTGCAGGTTCTAAGAATAAAGATAATGAAAATATTGAAGAATCTTACTCTTCTTTTTTATTTGAGTATCCTAATAAAATAAAAGTTTTAGAAAAAACTTGGCATGATAAATCAAAAAAACATTCAAACACTAACAAGAAAAGTTTAGGTAAATTATATTCTTCTTTAACAGAACATCTTGGTTTTAAAGGAGAGTATGACTGTGGTAAAACAATGGGACTATCTTCGTACGGAGAAGTTATTAATATTGATGGTTTGTTTGAAGCTAAAGATTTAAAATTAAATGTAGAACATCCTTTATACAAAGAAAGCAAAGGATTAAAAAATTTTAAAGTAAGTTCTAATATAGCTAGAAGCCTACAAGAATATGTACAAAAAGAATGTTTAAAAATAATATTAGACAATGTTAAAAAACATAAATGTAAAAACATATGTTTATCTGGGGGTTTTGTTTTAAATTGTGTTAGCAATTATTATGTAAGAAAAAATTTACCTAAAGATATTAATATATATGTAGAACCTATAGCTCATGATGCGGGCACTTCTATTGGAGTTGCAAAACTTTTGTATCATACATTTACAAAAGATACTAAAATAAGAAAACAAAAATCTACTTACTACGGGCCTAAATACAGTATTGATTTAACATTTCCAAAATATAAAAAATATAAAATTAAAAAAGTTACCTATGACGATGTTGCTAAATTATTAAAAAATAATAAAACAGTTGCTATATATCAAGGTGGGTCGGAACAAGGACCACGGGCCCTGGGTAATAGAAGTATTTTATTTAATCCATGTAATCCAAAAGCCAAAGACAGGATTAATAAAATTAAAGAGAGAGAGTTCTTTAGACCTTTTGCTGGAACTGTTTTATTTGAAAAAGCAAAACAATATTTTGAAATGTCTAATTTAGAAGAATCACCATTTATGTGTTATGCTCTTCCTGTAAAAACAAAAGACCTTCCAGGTATTACTCATGTAGATAATACGTGTAGGGTTCAAACACTTAAACAAGATTTTAATTTTCATTATTATAATTTAATAAAAGCTTTTGATAAAATAACAGGTGTTCCTGTTTTATTAAATACTTCATTTAATTTATCTGGCAAGCCTATGGTAGAAACTCTTGACGACGCTTTAAAAACATTTAAAAGATCTAAGATTGATTATTTATATTTACCAGAGATAGAAAGGATTATTATAAAATGAAATACTATTATAAAGAAAACAAAAAATTTTTAAATAAAAAACAAAAGGCTTATATTAATAATACAATCTTAGGGAATCAATTTCCTTTTTATTTAAACACAGCTTTTCCTAATACTAACCTACAACAGGATGTGGTTGCTCTCCAAAAGAAGGGAATTAAATCTAAAAAAGAAATCAAGAAGAAACTCAATTTGCCTAACAATTTAATAATAGATGAACTTATAAAGAAAGCCTCTAAGACCAAATGTCATTTCTTATCTCATACTATTTTACAACGGCCTGAAGAAAGGAAAGATAAATCTTACAATTCTCCACATGCACGTTTCTTTATAGAAGTGCTGGAAAATTTTTGTAAAAAAGTAGGTTATAAATATAAGGAGATATTTAGAATTTCTGTAAATCTAACATTTAATATTGGGCTTAAACATTCTGTTGTTCATTGTGATCATAAATTTCCCCATAAACAAGTACTAATTTATTTAAATGATTGTGATCCTGAAGCCTTTACTTTTATTTTAGATAAAAAAAATAAGGTAATTAAAAAAATAAAGCCTGAAAAATTTAAAGGAATTATGTTTGATAGACAACCTCATTACTTAAAATACCCTAAACATAAAGAAAGGATTATAACGGTATATACTCTTATATGAAAATAGATACATGGTTTCCAACCTCAATAGCAATTGTTGAAAATATTATTTCTAAAAAAGAACATAATTTTTTAAAAAATAAACTACTTAAATTAAATAAAGAAACTGCACATCCACAATGGCACTCTGATGTTAAGACTAGTTATGGCAAATATGATTTAACCTTAGATAAGGATTTTGCTAATTTAATTGAACAAACAAGACTACAAACTATGGACTTTGCAAGGATCATGGGTTCTTATGATGGATGTAAAGTTAAAAAATCTTGGTATACAATATATAAAGAAGGAGACTTTCAAGAATATCATGAACATGATAATAGTATATTTAGTTCTGTTTATTGTTTTACAAATCCAAAAAACTCTGGCCAGTTAATTTTTAAAAATCCTGTAAA